TTAGTATTTCAATTTGCTCATTTCTTTTTGTATTACATCGTCATAGACCTGAGCGTAAATCTGAGTTGTTCGGATATCGGAGTGGCCGAGGATCTTCTGGATGACTTCCAGGGGTATTTCGTTTTTCAGCATGTGTGTGGCGGCGGTGTGGCGTAGGTTGTGAAAGTGGGCTTTTATATTACAGGCTGTGGCCAGGTCCTTGAACTTGTGAGAAACCGTGTCTTTGTGCATTTTTCTAAATACGGGGCCGATATGCCGCATGGGGCCCATCGCTTTTAATGCATCCTGCAGAAGATAAACAACTCTTTCTTTGTCGCCCTTGCCGATGATCCGGCATGTTTTTTCTGATACGTCCTGCCATTTAAGATTTAATATTTCCTGTCGCCGGCAGCCGGTCCAGAGGGCGAATGTAATAATCCGCCACATTTCGTGATCTTCTTTTTTTGAGTATTCGAGTATTTTATTTATTTCTTTTCTGGATAACGTGGCCGGAAGGTGTTTGCCGACTTTAAGCGGCTTTATCTTAGGAACTTTTTCTATATATCCCCATTCGCGGGCTGTGTTTAGGGCTGCCCTGATATGCCGCAAATATGTATTCGTGGTGCTTTTTGAAAGTTCCCGGGCGCTGCATATCTTTTTAAACAGGGTGATTTTAGAATGGTTGATTGTTTTGATTGCAGCGCTGGGGCCTATAACATCACCTAAACTGTTTAATGCAAGGCGGTCCATCCGGAGCGTGTTTTCAGACAGGTTTTTGCGGTCCGGGTGATCTGTATATTCTTTGATAAAGTCTTTTAGGGATATCCGCCGGGATCCGTCCAGTTCGATAAGCCGGTTTTCGAGCCACTTTTTTTTCAGGGCCTTAAATATGGCCAGGGCTTCTTTTTTGTCTTTGGTTTTTAATGAAATGCGCTTGCCGGCAGGAAACCTTTTGCAGCGTTCAAAGCTGGCATACCAAGTTTGATGTTTGGGACGTTGCCAGAGGTTCATGGGCTGCATTTTATATCATCCTTTGCATGATTTCAACTGCTTTTTGCTCTGCCTCGTTAGGATCGATCATTGACTGCATATATTTGTCCAGACTCAGGCGGTCGATAAACCAGGGATGCTTTCCGTTATCGTGCTGTTTTCCGCCCTTGATTTTACCTTCCTGGATCAGCCGGATAAGACTTTTTTTTCCGATCGGGCAATATAGTTTTGCCTGATCGAGATTTATCCATCTTGGATTGATTTCCATATCGTCTGGTGTGTTCAACTATTACCCTTGTTGAGCATTTAAATGTCGTTCGAATTCCTTCCTTCGTTTTTTCTCTAATTCTTTGAGTGCCTTGCCTCTTCTTTCAATCGACTTGCGCCTGTCGTTTTCAATGTAACAAGGCGTTTTTCTTCTATCCTTTTTTCTTCTGCTGTCAAATTCGATCATTTTAAAGTGTCATTTTGAATATTTTTGCGGGTACGTCGAATATGCCCAACATGCCAGGCCACGGAATAGACTTTTCAAATTCTTTTGGATTTTCTAAAAGAAAACCATAATCACCGAAAAACCATTTTGAGTGATGTTCATCAATGCAATCAACTAATTCTACAGTTCCTACTATGGCCCCAAAAAAGTGATGTTCTTTACTTGGTACGTATTCATCCAAAGAATTAGATATAAACTCATATCCACGTTGATCCCATGTTTTGCTTGCATGAATTAATAGTTGCCCCCTCCAATTGATCCGCCATGTCCGATTTTCAACATCTTTGCCTAAATAAAAAACAGCATATGGCCATGGAGGCCTTAAGCTTAAGGCTCTCATAATTATTTTACCCCCATATATAGCGTTCTATCAATTTCAAAACTAAGCCCCTGGAGTGTCGCTCCTGTAACTTGTCTAAGTTTTCACAAACAGTTCGGTAGTACATTTCAACAACAATGGCCTTTTGGACATCTTTTGATTCGTTTTTTATCTTTCTAATTATTTGATTTGCAATTTTGCCGCTTTTTGATTGTTATGCCGCCGGATCCTGCTTTTCTTCTCTGGAGAAATGATATAACCGCCAAATAATCCGAGTTGTATATTTTTATTTTTCATCCATTTAACTCATTCGATAATAAACGGTTATCGTCTTTTAGTTCCCTTGCCAGCCGTGGGTTTGCAGCTAATTCGTGTTGAGAAAATTTTTAGCATATTTAATCTTTTTATCATTTATTTTGCTTTTTTATTTTCCGGCAAGTAAATCTATGAGCCAGTATTTGTCGACTTTTCGAATATCGATCACTTCGACGGATGATATTATAAAATCTCTTATCCACTTATTTTTAATCCACCAGTGATCTCCGCCCTGGATGGCTGTGCGGTTTGTGCCGCGCCTCTTTGCTTGAAGCCAGCCTTTTTGTATCCACCTGGTCACGCATTTAATATCCACCCCGAAACACATAGCCACAGATGTAGCGCTATGGCCGTTTAAATTTTGAAGAAATCGCATTCGCCGGCGTTTTAAATAAATGCCCGGACAGGTGCGCCGGTATCCGGCCTTTTTCAGGTGTATTTGAATCCTGTCCAGGGTCAAGTGTGCGCTGCTGTGTAGTATTTTAAGCTCCCTTACCGACCAATCGGGCTCTTTTCTCTGGACGGGCAACAATCCAAGATCCCGTGCACGTCTCGACACTCTCCATCTCGGCAGCCCGAATTTTAAAGCCAGATCCCTGACCGGTCCTTTGTGCGCCACGGCTTTAATGCCGACTTCGGTTAAATATATTTGCCGGATCTGATCATCCATTTCCGGAGTAAAATGATATTTCTTTGCGCTCATAGTTTAAATCTTTGTGGCCGGGTTTCTGCTGATCCGGCCTTCCTCGTAATAGACAAGCAGGGTTCTGATGTCTTTGTGATCGGTCAATTCCATTACGTCATATATTGACAGTCCAAGGCGTCCGCAGGTTGTGATGAAACCACGACGGAGGCCGTGGGCGCTGTAAAATTTGGGGTTTTCACCGATCATTTCAATGTGTGACTTTATAATTTTATTTACTATTTGTGGGTTAATCGGCTTTTCACCGGCTTTATTTCCCCTGATGCTCCGGAAAAGATAGCCGTCTGTTATGTTGGCGGCTGCAATCCAGGCTGTGAGAGAGTGGGAGTATCTGCTCCGCAGGATTTTTTGACGGCCCTTGCCGGACTGGTCCGTCTTTGACCTGTGGAGCAGATAAATATAGCCTCCCCGGTTTTTTGTTAAAAACCTGTACTGTGCCGATGCTATTTCGTTTCGACGCCGGCCACCGGTATAAAATCCGAATTCAAGGATCGCCCTGTTACGCTTCCCAACAAGCGTACGCGTGTCGATTGTTTTAATTATTTTATCCAGGACATCTTTAGTGATCGCCCTGGATTTTTTGGGAACCCTGCCCGATTTGGATTCAACCCTTTTGGCGGCACTAAGTATTTCTTTTATTTTTTGAGACCTGGCAGGATTCTCATAATTATTAATTCTGTGAATCCATCCAAGGGCTTTCAGACGACGCTGGACGGTGATAACCGCATGTAACCTGCCAAGTTTAGCTTTATATCCGCATTCAACCATTAACCTGTCTGTGCGTTGATCAAGGCCCTCTATGTGATCTAAAATAAAAGCTTCAATCAGTCCCGGAGAAACCGGATATTTAATATCTCCGCCTCTGGTAATTTTAACCCAGCCCCAGAAATATTTCATATCGCTTTCATACGATCTGATCGTATTGTCGGCAATGCCGGCTGATTTTATCTGTTCTATTCGCTTAAGATGATTCATGATCCAATGTTTTTGATTAATTCCTTAACTTCCGGGCTGATCCATGTTTCTTTGAATTTTTCAGCCTCGGCGATATGGGATCTTTCATTCCAGTTCCCGTTTTTAGTTTTGATAATCGCCGTGGCATATGCCCAAGGTCCGTCACGGATATTCTGCCAGTGTTTTGGATTGGCCAGGGCTTCCACTGTCTCGAGTATGGCTCCGGGATGTATATTGTTTTTAGTTTGAGACTGTACCCATTGAAACGGGTTGAAGCGCTTGCCGTTTTTCTGTGGCAGTTTCAGGATTTTTTTACAGTTCTTGATTATCGGTTCGGCGTAATTTTCCAACTGATCAGAAAAATGACCCCCGGATCCGGGGGCTTTATTTACGCTAGTAAATAAAGCCTTTCTAGGTTTAGGATTAGGTTTAGGATTAGTGCGGATTTGTCCAGAACCGTTCTCTAACGGTTTACCAACGGTTAGAATTGCATCTTTATATTTTGGATATTCTTTTATAAAAATACTCCACAAATACGTGCAGTTAGATGATTTAAAGTCGTTTACTATCCCCCTTTCGACAAGTTTCGGCTTTCCGCCGGCATTATATTTTTTAAATTTGACGACAAAGACGTATTTGAACTGTTCATCATATAGCAGATTCTTAATAGAACCGTTGGTTAACCGTTCCCTAACCGTTTCTAAAGGGATGCCGGTTTCGTTAGAAATCGTTTTAAATGATATGGAATAAATGCCGCTGTCGGTGGTCAATTCATTTGTGCATAAATATATAAATATCAACTTGGATTCGGCATCCATTTCCTCAAAATCCGGGTCTTTCCATATCCTTGTAAAGATCGGTCTGTATTTAGCCATTTAAAACCTCTAATCAGGGATGATGTTTATCATATCCGGTTCGCCTACGGCCTGCCAAATGGCGAACCAGATGATGGTTGCGAGTATGGCTCCGAGGCCGAATCCACATATAAAGAAATTTAAGACTCTCCACTGGAGCCGGTTTATTTTACTGTATAACCTGGATGCCATATAATTCCAGGCTGTGTCGGGGCCTAAGTTGTTCATTTAATAACATCTTCCTTATTGACCGACATCATCAATGGTTGTAATGGCTGGTTAAATGTCAACACTTGTAGAAATATACGACCAGTCACCGCAACTTTTAATCTTTCCCAAAAAGATAGCCCCCAACAGGATGTAACTACACCATCGTCTGTTTTATGGGCTGGTAATGGAAGGTATTCAGGTTGATCTTCTGCATATACAATATTGCACTCTTTAAATTTAACGATATCCATTTTCAGGCATCTCCTTTATGCGGTCCGGGTAGTCGTAGTTGTCTTTTACAAATACCGGTATTCCTTTTTCTTCCGCGAGGCTGATTAAATGATATGCCCACCCGACTGGTGGTTTTTTAGCTCCAGGATTGGAGTTTGCACCGATAATGATCCAGCTTATTCCAAAAAGATCAGGATTAACCGGAGCAAGTAGGGGCTCAAAAGAAATAAAACGGATCGAGTGGCATCGCTGGACGCTTAAAACCAGGTCGCTTATATTATTTTTTGTTCGTTCGGTTCCGTCGCATGTGGTCCCGTACCAGGCGTTGTCTATCTGGGGAAATTCCATATAACGCCTGGGGTTTTTAGTGAGAAATTGGAAGGTGTGCCGCGCGGCCTGGGCACATGAGTCAAGTACGCTTTGAATGTCTCCCGGGAAAACCCAAGATCCCCACATATCGCCTGATGAGCCGACAAATATTTTTGATGGTTTTTTAAGCCTACTCGGATCGGATAGATATTGATACCTGACTTTAGGTATCATGATTCCGGGAAAGCGTTTTTCCATGCGCCGCATGTAGCAGTATGGGCAACGGTGCAGGCAGCCGGCAATCGGGTTCCAGGTATAATCCGTCCAGTCTATTTTGTTTGGGCCTTGTTTGTTTAACATTTCAAATCCTTTCAAACAGATAAATACCGACCGAGCCGGCGTGTCGGGGTGAGTCAGGAATCACGGCGATCACGCACGGCCAAGTCGGTGGTTTGCCCCATTTGCAGGCCTGCTTCGTTAAAACTACGCAGGCCGCTACTTTACCCGTTAGGGTGGCCGGGTGGAGGTGCCGGCAGATTCCGCCCCGGCAATGGCGGGTTGTACCCTGGGAAAAGGGATGGTTGCTGCCAATCTTGAAACGCTTTACATGTGCGCCCTTTTTTACAGTTGGCCCGGCATGCGTCCACGTTTTTCTGGTGATTGCCTTTTTTGGGGCACCTGATCATCCTACTTGACATCATGAAAGCCTAAGAGTTCCATAGCTTCTGAAAAGGTATGGCCCTGTTTCATTAAAAAAATAACTAAATCAATCATTTTGACATCCTTCCTGACTATATTCCGGCTTTCGCCGGAAGGACGGTTTATTTTATTTTCCAGTTTTTGCATGTGCGTTTTCCTGTCCGCAATACGGATGCATCAGAAACCCAGGCTTTTTGTTTGGGAAAATACGTTTCATAAAAATTGCAATAGGCCCAGCCTTCTGAGCCCGTTCTGTATCTGAATTCATAAAATTTACAGTTGGCGCATATTCTTTCACCGGGTGGTTTTTGAAACTTCAGCACGCTGAAAACAGCCAAAACCAGATCATGAATATAATCCCGGCGATTACAACAGCGCCGGCAATAACGTCACGGGCGACACGGATAATACTGTCACTATCGTTTTCTATTTCATCAAACGGATCGATATCTTTCATGTTTTTAGCCTCCTGACCTCCTAACCTCCAAGCCTCCCAGCCTATTTATCCTGTTTAACTATGCCGAGAACTTTTTGAAAAAGCTGCAATGCCTTTGCCGGATCTGATTCATTTAATTCTTTGATGTCTTCAGGGGTAAGGCAAATACAGCCACAATCTTTGTTTACAAGCTTGATCCACTCATAATCTTTAAAATCGTTTGTGGCCCGTACTCCCCACTCGGTGGGGAAAGGGTATGGGTTGCCGCCGGATGTTGTTCTGTTGGGGTTGGTAACGTTGTAAAACTGGTTTCTCGATATATCCAGTTTTCTGAAAATGTCCGGCCGGTCCTCGTGTTTTGCCCGGCGGTCAATCATATCTGAAAATGAATCACTGTAAGTCTCAGGCATTTGCAACCTCCTCGACACAAAAATAAGAGACAAAATTTGCGTTATAAATTTGTGTTGGAATTTTGTGTTGGAAAATAGTTTTGGAAATAGGACTTTGAAAATTCAACCCAATTATTGTCTTAAAAAAACCCAAACAAATATCGCCATGATCTTTGGTGCTGACAGAAAAGAAAAAAGATAATATTCTATTTGTCATGATTGATTGCATCCTCAAAAAGCACGTCTGTGGGTACGCCAAACATTGCAGCGATATTTTCATGAGTCTCGTTATATCTGTTTTGCCGTCCCCGCCTGCCGGACATATAGTGGGTGACACATTGCCGGGACAGGCCGAATTTTTTAGCCATATCCGGCTGTGTAATCTCCGTCAGCTTATGAAGGGATTGACGAATGTTTTTAATAGGATACCCAAGGAGTCTAAGTTGAATTACAGCCAGGTGGTTGTTTGTCATTGTACTCATTTTTACCTTGTATCTTATGATGCAGTTTGATAAGATTAATAGATTTGACGTATTTTGTCCGGATTTCCGGAAAGCCGCCTTTATGATCGATTAAGGCTAATGATACACTAATAAGTTACTTTGTCAAGGAAAAATTCACATGAGCGTTACTTCAAGAGATATAATTGATAGAATGATGGCTATTTCAGGAATGCTACAAAAGGATTTAGCTACTGATATATTTGGTATTTCTGACAAAAATTTAGCAAATAAAATTAAAAGGGGCACTATTGATCTTTTTAAGATAATAGAATGGGCGGGTAACAATAACGTAGATTTGAGGTCTTTATTGTCGGAAAAGTCAGAGACACCAGAATCAATTCAAAAACCCAAATGCATATACTCACGTGCATCTGACCAGGAAAGTGCTACAGGAGACATGCTGGCTAATTTCAGCAATAAAAAAATGGCAAGGGAGTGCGCTGACAGGCTCCTTGAAATTGACAGGATTGAACCGGACAAGCTCGAACGTGTAGCCCATTATCTTTGCGGCTTCCTGGAGGGGCTGAAGCCTCAAAAAAAAACGGCATAAAATACTTGAGACTTGTTCATGGTTAAATGGTAAATGGATTAGAGGTTTCAGTAATTTCTAACCATGTGCTGGACGCTGACTAGGATAACGCTTACGCTCCGCTCCAGTCAGGTCAGCACCGCGTTGGGCTTCTCTATTTGAATTTTGGTTTTCAATTAAAACAATTTCTATTTGAGGTAAAAAAATGTTGCATACTTTTCCAAATTCTTCGGAATTATTAGCCGCAACTTCAAAAGGAGATATGGTACTTTTTCTTGGTGCGGGAGTAAACGCGGACTGCAAAATGGGTGATCCTCCAAAACCCGCGCCACTTGGAAATAATCTAGCTGAGGACTTGTCAAAACATTTTTTTCCTAATGAAACATTCAATAATGAATCGTTGAGAGCTGTTTCAACAAAAATACAAAATATTGAAGGGAGTGAAAAGTTACGTAAATATCTTATTAAACGACTTCATCCAGTGCGTACCACTAACACTTTAATGCAAATTCCATACATACAATGGAATAGTATATACACTGTTAATATAGACTATGGTATCGAGACTGCATATTCCAATGCTGAGAAAAAAGTACAGAAATTAGTTCCAATTGTGCTACCGACTGATCCATCCACATCTGAGACTGAGACAGAAGTGCCCTATCTAAAATTACACGGTTGTTTGATAAAACCTGAGAGTAGCATAATTTTTTCACATCGCGATTACACGCAAGCCCGCGAAAAAAACTTAAGATTATTCGCAAACTTAGCCGTTAAGTTATGCGAGCATAGCCTTTTATTTATCGGATTTGGGTTTGAAGATTCAGATTTCCATGATTTATGGGAAAGCGTAAAAAAATATGGGGGGTCACTTTCTATACTTAAACCATCTTTTTTAATAAAGCCTAGTGCATCGCCCAGCTTTATCAAATCTATGGAAATTGAAGGAGTAACTGTAATTGATTCAGATTCAAAGACATTTCTTCCTTGGCTCAAAGCAAATTTAGATAGAACTCCTATATCAATTGAGGATAAAATTATTGAGCGTAGTGCCTCTATAACTAATTGGGCAAAACAAAAATTATCGATATCAATTTCTCCTAACCTTGCTGATTCAATAAAAAAATACTGTCAAATTATCTCTGAGTTAGAATCTCCCGTGCGATTACCTGAACAGAGCACCTATTTGATTGGATCTTTTCCTTACTGGGATGACATTCAGAACAATTTACCTATAAAGAGAGAAATTGAAAATGATATAATTGATGATATTAATAATTGGTTACCATCAAGGAAACCACGGATCAGTTTATTGTTGGGTGCGGCTGGATACGGAAAAAGCACTTTATTGATGCAGACCGCATACGATATTTCTAAAAATGATGATTATATCATTCTATGGGTGCGTAACAACGTAAATTTAGATCCCACGCCAATATCCGAATTTTGTAAATTAATAAAAAAGACAGTCGTGATAATGTTTGATGATGGACCAAAATGTATGTCTTCCATTAAAAGGCTATATTTAGATGCAGTAAATAATAAATTACATGTCTATATTTTAATCGCCTCTAGGCAAAGTGAATGGAATTCTGCGCGAGGAACAGGTTCGATACCTATTCCTTCAAGATTCACGTTACAAAGACTATCGGAAAAAGAATCATTAAGTTTGGCAAATACTTTAATACGTTCAGGATTATTAGAAGAAAGAGGTGAAAGCATATCTGCAAAAGAAATATCCAACCAATTGATAGACGTGGGCGAGAAGCATATAATTGCTGGATTGCGGACGGTTATAACCGGAAAAGAAACAAAATTTCATGAAATTATCGCTGATGAATATTTTAGGATAAAAAGCGTGCCTGCAAGAAATATTTATCTTTCAGTAGCAATTTCTCATAGTTTAGCTATACAAATGCCGGCTACATTGGCAACAAAATTAGTAAATTTGGCACTTATTGACTACCATTCAGAAATGAGTGGACAACTTGATGAGATTGTTCTGGAGGAGATTGACCACATAAGTGGAGAGCTTCTGTTTTCTACTCAACATCGTGTTATAGCAGAATCATTGCTCGAATCGGTTGTTGATCCTGCAAGAATAGTCGAATTGCTTATAGAAATAGCAAAAAATATTAATCCGCATTCATATAACGAATATGAGCTACTAAAAAGAGTTTACCAAGAAGACTATTTATCAAAAACCCTTAAAGAATCTGGTCGCATTAGATCATTATATACATATTTAATGACAGAGTTTCCTTCAGATCCTTATATAAAACAACATGCTGCTATTTTTGAGTCTCAAGAAAAAAACTTTGAGATTGCTAGAAAATTAGCAGATGATGCGATACATTTAAGCGATAGTCATCCACATTTTTTAAATACAAAAGGGACCATATGGTTAAGAGAGGCGATTTCAGAGCCCAAACCTGATAGAGCAGAATATGCACTAAAAAAAGGTGCAACATTAATTCGTAAGCGTATTTCCAAAGATACTGATAAAGAAATACATTATCATAGTCTAATTGATAAATTGCTTGACTGGGCACTTAAAAAAGACCATTTGCCTGAAGAACAAAGATTGCGAGTTATTGAAGAGGCCCAAGAGGATCTTGATAATGCATTGAGGCTATATCCGATGAGCAGCGAACTAATCGTATTGCTTGCAAGACTCAATCTTGCTCTTGATAAAATACCTGAAGCTGAAGAAAAACTTAAGAGAAGTATCCTGCTTGATGCTGGTAATGTGCGGGCGATACTCTTGTTGGCAAACTTGTTAATTAAAAAGAAGAATTATCCTGACGCTCTTAAATACATTAACAATGGGGTTCCATATGCGCCTAAAAGTTCAGGACTTCATAGGTTAAAAATTAAGTGTTTAATAGCATTAAATGGTAGTTGGAGTGACATAAAGAATAGCTATAAAGAATATTTAAAATTAGTGCCAATCGATTATAAAAGAAGATTAAGGTATATAAAGGGATTAGTTGAACACCAAGAATTTGGAGAAGCACCAAGAGAAATTAGAAAAATAAGTGATTCTCCAATTTCTTTTTCTGAAAAGCTCAATTTGAAAATAGAATTATTAGATCATGAGCAAAAGCCTATGATAATTAATGGTACTTATAAACCATATCGTTTAGGAAAGGGATTTGTTGAAATTGAAGGATTCCCGCGAAACCTTAACGCTCATATGGACTTGAGGACTATTTCATCAGGTAATTATCCCCAATCCGGACAAAATATGAAAGTTGAAATCGGTCTTAACGGTTTAGGGATATATGTGAAAAAAGTTTTCACTTAAACTGGGATTGGGGACGTCCATTAGTTTAGGATTGGGGACGTCCATTAGTTTATAAGGTTTAGGATTGGGGACGTTCATTAGCTTATAAGTTCATAGCGTGCTTGAGCTATGCTATCCGGTTTGTATGACACGCCAATCAAACTAAACCCAAGGGGAGGATGCACTTCCCCCGTTTTGTATCATAAAAATCTTTAAAGGATAAGATGAATGAACTTACCTAATTTAAGACGCGAAACTAGATACGGAATGCCGGCAGCAGACCAAATAATGTTTAATAGGTATTATGTACTGGGGTATTCATATTATTTTCGTCAAGCAAAGTGGGCTTTAGAAATTGTAGATCCTGATAATCCTGGCTTAGATCGTTTAGATAACTTTCGTCCAGACTATCGAATTCCTGAGATGTTTCGTGCCGACCTTGTTGATTATACTGGGTCCGGTTATGACCGTGGGCATCTTGTTGCAAGTGCTAATCAGAGAGAAACAGAATTACAAAATAGCGAAACATTCCTTTTGTCCAATATGTCTCCTCAGAGACCTCAATTCAATAGAGAAATATGGAGAGAATTGGAAGCTGCAGTCAGAAATTTAGATGCTAAGTCTAAAATTTTGGAAACGTATGTTATTTGTGGTCCTATCTTTTATTTCGATCAGCCAGTCGAAACGATAGGTGCTGATGACCCTAATGAGGTAACGATACCGGTGCCGCAAGCATATTTTAAATCTGTTTTGACTGAGAATAACAAAGGGGCTTTGCATATGTGGTCATTTGTATTGCCAAACGAAGAATCTGATCAATCACTGGACACGTTTTTAGTCCCAACGACACTTGTTGAAAAGTTAGCTGGCATCAAGTTATGGGAACGACTGGTGGGCAAGAAAATCGATAGAGAAAAATCAAGAGTCCGTAGGCTGTGGTAAAATCTCCAAGGATATAATAATCAAACCCAGCCGACGCAAAAAACCGCGCGGCTGATTAGCAACGTTCTATTTTTTCACAATCTTCTGTAACTGATGGGGTCCGAAATATATCACGCCGATGGCGGACACCAGAAACATGATCTTGCCGGCAAGTATTAATAGAAATTTCGCATATCCCGGGTCGAATTTATAGACCACGGCTGCTGCCAGGAGAAAAAAGAAAAAGACCTGGAATGTCATCTTTGCCAGGATGCGCCTTGCCTTTGACTGCTCTGTGTTTTCCCTTGCGATCACTTCCCAGAACTTTAAAATCGTTTCCGATCCTTTCTGGCGGGCCTCGGCCTTTTCCTCATCGGTATATGCGATCTTATCAATCCCGGATATAATTCCATCAATAATAGACTTTCCGGCTTCGGTTGCGGTCTCGACCGTTTTTGTCGAACTTGTTAAAAAGCTGTACCATGCCATTAGTATATCTCCCTTATTGTAAGATGAAATTCGTTTGATTCTTTCATTATTTTCATAAAGGCTTGAAAGGTTGCTCCTGAATTCAACACGGCTCGATCACCTTTAAGCTTACCAAAATACTGTGCCAAGAGGATGCAGCCTTTTGTGTCTTCAATTGTGTTTCCAGGATGAAAGAGAACAAGATCCCGATCAGGAACATTTGTCACAATAAAGGTTTCGCCGTACCTGGGGGATTCATGCCGTCGGCAAATATATTGCTGGGCCGGAATGGAGGAAACGTTCTGTTTGTTCAACAGGTCGGCGGGTTCCAAGGTAACGCAAAAGGATTCCTTGTTAATCCGAAGGACTCCAAATGTGCCTAAAAACAGGCTTTCTTCTATGCGGAGCAATTCAATGACTGGTCTCATTTTATTTTTTCCTTTATAACTGCGATATCGGTTTTGATAGAGCTTATTTCGTTTAAGATCTGGTGCTGGGTGTAGTAGGTCAAGCCGTAAAGCGTGCTAAGCAGGCCAAGGATTAAAATGGTGAACGTTATCAAAAGCCCTTTGCCTATTTTGCTGTTTATCGACTTCCGTATCCCGTCTAATGTTCCTCCAGGATCGGTCATTTTGTCTTTGAATTTGCAAAGTTCTTCGATACTGGTTTCAAATCCTGAATGTTTTTGACAGAAAGCCATAATGTAACCTTAATCTTATATTATGATTACCGCTTCGATCTGGATCGTCGCATCAGGGCGGTAGTTTTTATCGATCACTCTAAACAGGGTTGTGCCCATCGTTACGAGTCCCAGCAGGGCTTTTTCCAGATATTGGTTATCATCACCAATGGACTCCATATGATCAAAACAGATAATGTCCCCGCGCTCGATGTCGGTCAGGTAATATCCGCCGGCCTGCTCGACGATCAAGCGCGAGCCTTTGGAGTCGGCAAGTTTCCAATTAAGTACGGCCTGGGCCTGGGTTTCGCCGTTGACATATGGAAAAGATAACGGATCGCCCTGGAGTACACCGAATTTTGTGATCGAGCCGGCATCGCTTGTAATTACGATTGCCCGGTCGGCTTCAACTTCATCGATATGGCCGGACCACTGCCGGGAATAACTGGCTGTAAGTTTATTTTTGATATTAATGCGATCCGTATATTTCAGCCAGATTTGACCGAGATCGACACGATTATCATCGATTGTCTTATACACTGACAAACTCCAGAACATGCCGCCGCCCGGATCTGTGTTTGGGTATGGTTCATTGGACGGTGTAAAATCCGCCGTCCAGCGGGCAGTTGGTTTTGAAACACGATATTCATCTTTATGTCCTTTTGAATATTGAACAGGGACATAGGTGGTTACTTTGGGAGAAGAATTATGCGCCACGGCCATCAACGAACCATCATGATTGAAGGCTACGCCGCGACCGGAGCTCGTAGGCAAGGTGGAGGGATCGGCCACCTTGCTCCAGTCGCTGGTGTTGTAGATTATTATGTAGGGAGAATAGAGACTTGCCACAGCCATCAGCGAACCATCATGGTTGAAGGCTACACCACGAACAGCACCAGCGGGTAATGTGGAAGGGTCGGTTACTTTGCTCCAGTTACTGGTATTATAAATTGTTATATAAGGAGAAGCATCATGCGCCACTGCCATCAACGAACCGTCGTGATTGAAGGCTACGCCATAGCCGATGTTAGAGGGCAGCGTCGTGGGATCGGTTACCTTGCTCCAGTCGCTGGTGTTGTAAATGGTTATATAAGGAGAAGTATCATGCGCCACAGCCATCAGTGAGCCATCATGATTGAAGGCCACATCACAACCAGGGCCCGCAGGTAAGGTGGAGGGATCAGCTATCTTGCTCCAGTCGCTGGTATTATAGATGGTTATGCGGGGAGAACCGGAATGCGCCACTACCATCAGCGAGCCATCATGGTTGAAGGCTACCCCCATACTAATACCAACAGGCCATACGACGGGGTTTGCAACCTTGCTCCAATCGCTGGTGTTGTAAATGGTTATGTAGGGAGAAGTATTATGCGCCACTGCCATCAGCGAGCCATCATGATTGAAGGCCACACCATAACCAGTACCGGAGGGTAATAAGGAAGGATTGCTTACCTTGCTCCAGTCGCTGGTGTTGTAGATTGTTATGTAGGGAGAATACCAATGTGCCACAGCCACCAATGAACCATCATGGTTGAAGGCTATCCCATTTCCAGTACCGGGGGGAAATACGGAAGGGTTGGTTATCTTGCTCCAGTCGCCGGTCTTTCCGATTAAAATTTCCGCTGCTAAGTCCGGCCAGGCTGCGGAATTTGAATAGACATCTCCCACGATCTGGCCGGTGACCGTGATCGCCCAGGTATTGTCGCTGTTGTTCCAGCCCCTTATCAGGGCGATGTGATATTGCACCCCCGCCGTGAAACCGGCTGTATAGGTTCTTGAAAAATTAACAACATCGCTTCCGTTTTTGATATGAAAACTGATAATATCGTTATGAACTACGAATTTCACAAAATGGGTATTATCGACAAACTGGCTATAAAGCACAGCCGTTTTATCGGCGCTTTGAAATCGCTTCCATACATCGATTGCGACCCGTCCTGAAGCCATATTAAAGTTGGCATGATCCGGTATGCTCAGATAATCTCCCGATCCGTCGAACAGTCCTGAACCGGTGCCGAACTTTTTATATGCCGTGTCGATTTGGGCGTTGCCGTGAGCTATGACAGTGTGCCCGGTCGCGCCGTCATCGATAAAGACGGTCGATCCGTCTGTGCCGTCCATGTGTAAAAGCAGGACCGACAATTCGTCTTCTATAAAGAAGCTTGCTATGGGTACAATATGATGTTTTCCAGCCTCCCAAAATTCCAGGGCTTTGGCTTGGATTGCAATACGGTTCAGCAGCAGACGCACGTTGGGCCTTTGTAATATGGGAAAGCCAAGGGTGAAACTGTTTGCATTAAAAAATATTCCTGCAGCAGAGTATGATGCTGCGTGGATTTCGTCTGCGGAAAGACCGCACCGGTCTATTATTATGTGCTTTGCCTGATGATCCGGACGTTCGATCAGGGCGTACGGCGTGCCGGTAATGGTCCCGGCGCTATCGTCTTTATAACCTTGCGCATCAGCAGATATCATTTTGCCGATAACGGTTTCGGCGGTGGAATTACCGGCCAGCGTGACTATCCCGGAGACCAGGTTGATGCCTGAAAGAGAAACGTTGGCATACCCGGAAATGGTCCCCTGGGGTGTCCATTTGACCTCCAGCCAGACTTCATTAATGTTGCCATAATTATTTCCGGCTATTTGTTCTACGGTCATTTTTTTAGTTTTGAGCTCTACCCATGTATCCACGGCGGATGATACAGTGTACCACATGCTGTAGCGTGTAGAGTTATTATGTGCGGACGTTACGGTACACCCATACGTTCCGCTCAGGCCGTAAAAATTCGCCCTGATTTGAACCCCGACATCTACCGTTCCAACCCTCACACATATTCGGTACTGTTGCGGGGGGCCGGAATATTCCTCGCTGCTGATCTTCTCAACCTCACATTTAGCATTCAGATTGCAAAACCGAGCATAATTTGTGAGGTTTTGGTCGCAGATATTATTCGGGTTTTGAACTGATCCTGTAATGACCGTGGCATCATCAAAATACCACTCAATGGTCTGTTGTGCGGATGAGTGCGAATGGCCACTGTCACCGGTGGCCCTGCCGGATGAATCGACGCCCAGGTCCGACGAATCGGCCTCGATGTTGACCTGTTTTTTATAGTTGGGCAGGGCGTCAAAAATGATGACCGCCTTGCCAAAATATTCCGATAATTCATAAATAGTTATGAAAGGAGAATCATCATGCAACACGGCTATCAATGAACCGTCATGGTTGAAGGCCACAGCATTACCGCTGCTCGTAGGCAAGGTGGAGGGATCGTCAATCTTGCTCCAGTCGCTGGTGTTGTAAATGGTTACGTAAGGAGAGCCATTATGTACCACAGCCATTAACGACCCGTCGTGATTGAAGGCTACGCCTCTGCCGATGTCAGAGGGCAGCGTCGTGGGATCGGCTATCTTGCTCCAGTCGCTGGTATTATAGATGGTTATGTAGGGAGAAACGGAATGCGCCACTGCCATCAGCGAGCCATCATGGTTGAAGGCCACGCCATAACCGATGTTAGGGGGTAATACGGAAGGGTTTGCAACCTTGCTCCAGTCGCTGGTGTTGTAAATGGTTATGTAGGGAGAAGAGAAATGCGCCACTGCCATCAACGAGCCATCATGGTTGAAGGCCACATCATGACCAGCACCAGCTGGTAATACGGAAGGGTTTGCTATTTTGCTCCAATCGCTGGTGTTGTAGATTGTTATGTAGGGAGAATCCCAATGTGCTACAGCCAGCAACGAGCCATCATGGTTGAAGGCCAAACCATAACCAGAGCCAGCGGGTAATACGGAAGGGTTTGCAACTTTGCTCCAGTCGCTGGTATTGTAGATTGTTATGTAGGGAGAATCCCAATGTGCTACAGCCATCAATGAACCGTCATGGTTGAAGGCCACACCATAACCAGCGCCAGCGGGTAATACGGAAGGGTTTGCAACTTTGCTCCAGTCGCTGGTGTTGTAGATTGTTATGTAGGGAGAATACCAATGTGCTACAGCCATCAATGAACCGTCATGGTTGAAGGCCACACCATAACCAGGGCCTGTAGGCAAGATGGAGGGATCGGCTATCTTATTATAGTCTGCTCCCGAATACGCCGTGAAACCCGATATCTGCCTGATATTGTCAACATAAACCGTGGTGATTTCTTTAACAGGATGATCTGCCAGGAGATAAACATATTTAGTCTGGATCTCCGCCATAGGTGCGCCGAGGTCGTGATAGACGGCGTCTGTCGAATTATAACCACGGGCGCCGGATGCGGCCAGGGTCAGAGTGTTGCCGGATCGTGATGCAATGCGCACCTGCTCGCTGTCGATCTGGATCGTGAAAGCGCCGGAACTCGGAAAAGCGGAGGCATCCGAAATATCCAGGGTTTCGCCATTGCCCGGCGATGTATCGGTCATATCCTCTGCAATGGTTGTTTTTCCGCCGGCATCTGCTGCAATACACGGCACTCGTTTAACCGGGCCGTAAATCTGCGGTACCATCTTGCCGATATCGTCAGGATCGGCGCCGGGATATGTGGTATCATCAACGATGGTATGGACGAACTTATTTACAATATCCAGTTCAAAGCCGCCACAGGCCACGGTTACCCGGTCAACGGTCATTTCGGGGAGATCCTCGATGTGACCGCCGAAAATATCTTCTTTATCCTCTGCAGCGGATGCTCCTTCGTGTATTTCAGAAATGATTACAGAACAATATTGAGGATCATTATTTATAAAAAGCGCCGTAAAGCAGTCCGCTCCGCCCACAGGCTGTGAGTTGTCAACCGTAAAGCTCGCATCCCCCGGTTCGACGGCATATGTTAACGGGTCTATCCGACCTGTTTTGATCGTGCCCCAGGAGATTATCAGCGGTTCGTATAGCCGGTTGTTAAAGACACAAAGGCCGTCATCACCGAAAACCCGATCGCAAAGATATAGGGTTGTTTCTCCGATGGTGATTTCAACCAGCCGAATGATATCGACATGCGGATTGTCGATGGCGGTCTCTGTAAAGGTGGATAAGGTTTTCAAAGCATTTCTATAATGTTAATCGTTACTCGTGTATAGATATTATGGTCAAAGTTCTCTTCCGGCGTTCCTTCAAATTTAGCCATAAAATAATTATCTTTATGATCCTTGAAATAGAAAGGATTTGCATAATCGTTCAGATAGCTTTTAACAGTGAGAAAATCGGCATATTCTGACGCTGACAGCCAAAAAGAATATGTGCGGGCTTTGCGTTTTTCGCCGAACTTGGTTGATCGTTCGATGCTGCCGACTGTTCTTTGCCACTTGACGTTATCAACGTCGCGTCCGGTAGGATTCCCCTCGCGCAGGGCGTTAAACGAATAACCCTTTGACATAAAAATTTCGCCACATTTTGGGTTTGTTATGGTGCCCAGATATATCCTCAAGTAACGATGTGTGTCGGGGCTGCTTAGAGTTTTGATAATCTGTGCGTTATCCACCTGAGACCAATTGTTCACGACGTTGTGGATATCCGCAACAAAATTGTCATTACTGTACTGCCACCACATATCACTACCCGAAAAATTATGACGGTGAATCGCCAGAAAATCTATAGCAAGGTTTCCTGTGGCGCCCTGATCAACCACGAAGGTCCATACCGCCGTGCCCGTGTCTTTCCAAAAAAGTGAAATCGCTCGATCATACAGCCTGCTTTCCGGGAAACCGTCGTCAGGGTCACCGGTAACGGTGACTGTGCCGGATTCTAAAATATTATATGGGTAAAATATTACCGTCCAGGCCATGATAATCCTTTTTAATTGAAAATTGAAAAATGATTATTGAATATTTGTTGAAGTCGCTTCGCTCTATCTCTTTCAATATTCATTTTTCATTTTTCGATATTCATTTATTACGTTTCTCCCCAGCGACAATTTAAAGCATCCATTTCCCTTTTGAAAATTTGCGCCGCATTACGGAGGGTTGTCGGATCAGTAACTAGCGTTTCGAGGTGGAAATGATAAGTATTGCCTCTATTGCCTCCGCCACTGCGTGCTGCATCTGACTGCGCCGGATTTAGGACGATTTCACCCCTGTGGCCGTAAAAAAGACCATCGGAGGGAAGGCCGGCTGGACCTGTGCCGGTTTGAAGACCAAGGATTTTTTCACCTGCGGTAACTGCCATGGCAGCGCCGGTTCCTATACCCGCACCGACTTTTTTCATCAGATCCCAGAGCAGTTGCAGCGGTTTGATCATTATGCGTACGGTTCGTAAAAACATATCGAGTTTAGCACGAAGCTGATCGACCGGCCCGATCCAGTCAATAAAATCATCGACAAGATCGCCTATATAAGGAATTAAGTCTGAAATAATATCTTTCATTTCATCGAGAAGTGCGACAAAGGCTTCGTTATCTATGATCGCAAAGCCGATTTCTTCTAAAAGATCGGACCAGACATTCTTTAGCTGTCCCAGTGCCTTTTTGAACGGACCGCCCGCAGCCTCTGCTGCGCCTCCGAATTGAGATTCAAGCTCTTCTAAAATGATACCCTGTGCAGTCATCAGGTCGCCGGACAGCACAAGCTCCTTTATCATTTCTTTTTGCTGTTCATTAAATTGTACGCCGGATCTGGAAAGAGCACTCAAGTTTGCAACAGGATCATTTAAGGCTTTGCCAAGCATCAGCATTGACGATTTTAAATCGGTGCCCATTATGGTTGACATATCAAGGGCGGCTTTTGTAGTGCGTTCAAAGGCTTCACCACGCACATTTTTAAAAGTAGCAAGGATTGCCATGCCCGACATGACTGTTTCGTCTCCGAAAGTCGTTACTTTTTGCAGACCGGCTGCCATACCCTTAAGCTCTTCCATGGTGTAGCCGGCGGCATGTCCGGTTGCCTTTAATACGGCATTAAGTTTGGATTCGGCATAACGTTGTCCCATAGCTGCGGATGTTACGGTTTCTATACCTTTGGCCAGGGCGTAAATACCAGCAACGCCGGCAGTAAGGCCTATGGCCATCGTTTTGAGACCGCCCAGGGATTTTGTAACGGATTTTAAATCTGACTTAACGGAATTAAATGTCGTTTTTGTTTTATTCTGTGCTCGAACATCAAATTTTACATCTTTGGCCATGGTAAAATCCTTTGGATTTTAGCTGATAGCTCATAGTCTGAAGGATTTTTCATCCTTTTTGCTGTGAGCTATTTCCTGTGAGCTATGAGCTATTTCCTGTGAGCTATCAGCTAATTAGAGCGGCGCTCTATTTCAAAAAAAGCGATCCAACCGTTAAACTCTTCAACCGATATTTGCATGATTTCAGCTCGTGTTTTGTGCAATGCCGCTGCAAGACGGTATTCGTTATAAAGGACAGGGTCGCTTTCTATTTTTTTTTAAGCTCTTCAACAGACGGGGCATCAAGAATTGTGTTTGCAATATCAGCTAAAACATTTGGATCGACAGAATTTAATAGGGCTCGTTTATCTTCAATTGTAAAAAGTTTCTCACCGTCTTTATCCTTCGCAAACCAGATCAGCACATATGCAAGAGATATCAGCTCCCCTTCTTTCGCCTTTTTATAAATCCGTTGTTTGTCGTTGAGCGTTAATGGTTCGGCATAGATAATAAGCGGCCCGTTTTCATCGCCCCATTCCGGCACTTCTATATGTTTTGTTTCTTTTTGCTGGAAATGCTGCTTTGCATTGTCAAGTATACTCATAAAAAATACTCCGTATTTTTTAGCTGATAGCTGATAGCTGATAGCTCATAGTAAAAAGGATACAATCCTTCAGACTATCAGCTATGAGCTGTGAGCTATGAGCTGTGAGCTATGAGCTCTTTAAGCGCTAACCGTCCCTTTCGTCAGAGCACCCTTAAAATCAAACTTAATCACGTTGGGATCTGCCTTGCTAACCTCGACTGAGCGCTTTTCAACGTATACGTTGCCGTTATATTCGACATCGCCCACTTCTATATTTGCAGGATAAAGCTTAATCGCAATGGAAGAGTCTAAAACAAGCAGATCCTGCCCGTTCGCATCGGCATCGTCAAAAAGACATTCAATGCTGCCACTGCCCCGTTTACAGCCCGATGGGAGATAGGACTCCTCTGTATCGCCCATAGAAGTAATCGGTGCGAGAGCAACATCCTCTTCCTCATAGCTCCACTTCTGGACCTCAGCGACCGAATTCGTCGTTATTTTTACAATCCCGTCATTTCCATGTTGTACTGGCATGATTTTACTCCTTATGTTCGATAATTTATCGAAAATTTCATAATAATAATGCCAACCGGCTTTTCGCTTTCAGCATCAAACTCTATTTCCGTTGATGCTATATGAGCATAAACCGCAAGGCTGTTCAGGCTACGGTCTGCATCTATGGCTGCCTCGACTTCTTCAGATATAAGATCAAGTGTATCGTCTATGATCCCGCCAACCGCTTTGACGTGACCTTCGATTGCAAGGATCAGGTTTCTATCAATCGCACCGCTTCCACCCGGTTCGCTCTCTTCCTCGCCGGTATAAATTAACAGGCCAGGAAGCTGGGAGGATTTAAGCGGATAAACCCTGCTTGCAAAAACCCTTGCCCCGGTGGTTGTAAGGCCGGTTAAAACCGTTTTGACCTGATCTCGAATGCCCTTTCTTGCATGAGCCATGTTTTTAAAATCCCTTCACTCGAACCCTCGAATCCTTGACCCCTTGAACCCTTTTTTTAACTTTACTGCTCTTCAAGCACCAAAATAACGATGCCGGTACCGTCTTTTTGAACATTGACTATTTGATATGTTTTTCCGCTGACGCTTAGAGAATCGCCCTGTTCGACGTCAATAATGTCTTCTGCTTTACACGTGAAACGCGGCTGCGATCCTTCGATGCCGACCGAGCCTCCAACCTCATCAAAATACTCATCGTCGAATATGCCGTTTACGGTCGATGGCAGTCCGCCGTCCGGAGTATATGTTGCCGCAACTGCAAAATCATTGGTGTCAAAAAAAGCGTCAATGTCTTCAACAAAGGCCATTTATCTTTTCTTTATTTTGAGGCTGCGTTTGGCAGTTTTAGCAGCCAGGTCTTTTTCCCGATTTTCAACCTTCGGAGGCACCATTTTCTCGGGTTTCGGCTCGCTCACTTCAACAGCCTTTCTCGTTTCTTTTACCAGAGCAAAATAGGTCTTTTCGTCAACGTCAATGACATCGCCAACCTCGGCTAATTCACCTTTTACGAAAGTCTGACGTGTAATTTTAACCCTCATGTTTAAAATCCTTTGGTTTGAACGGGGACGCCGTATAAGCGCCCCCATGTTTTTAGTTGTCAGTACTTACGACTATGCAGTCAAAGCGTCCAACATTGCCGCAAAGCTCTCCGCATGCCTGACGCCGATATCTGCATCCTGGAAAGCTGTGACCCTGACCGTGCCACTTGTACTTCCGGTGTAAGGATCAACCAGAAGATCAAGACCGGACCAGAGGGCGATGACCAGATCGGCCCAGTTGCCGAAAAAGATAGCGCTGCAAACACCGGTGGACGTACCCTTATCCAGCGTTGAAGATACCGAATTTGAAATGTGGGCGGGATAACCGTTCAGCGGTGTGTTGCTGTTACGATCCCAGACTTTCAGATCACCGTATGTTTCGGTAATCAAAGTTTTTTTCAGCTTGCCCCGTACCTTGGTGTTAGAGATGTATGACAAAGCGCCAACATCTGCGTTATCCTGGGCAACTTCGGTTTCAAGGTCAATGATATGATCTTCATTGGGTGCAAGCCCATTTGCCCCGCCTGCAACACTTCCGATGCCCGTTGTTGCCGCAATTCCTGTGGGCTGATTAGCTGCCCCGGTACCGTGCATACCTGCGGTGTCAAGGGCGATGGCTATAACTCTTGCAAGATCGTTTCTGACAAAAGCTTCAACGTCGATGGATGACTGGATTATCAGTTTGCGGCTCATGTCGGTAAAAGCTGCAACCGTTTTGGGAGCCAGCGCAAGCTGCCCGATGGTCTGCTGGCTCTCGGTGGGTGCGCCGGATTCGGCAACCCAGTATGCAGTCGCACCGCCTGACTGTTTCGGGATCGCTATATCACCGATAAGATCGGTTATCACCGTGGCGCCTGCCGCTTCCAGGACTATCTTGTTGCGTAGCGCTTCGATGAAGTTTTGCGGCCTGATATCCGTTCCGACAAGGTGCCCGCCCTCGGCATCTACCCCGATATTTAAATCACGCTTTAAAACATCCGGCGGAACGAAAAGGCCGCGGGATGTGCGTTTGACCCTATCCGCAAACGCCTGTGAGACTTCTATTTCAAAGCCTGCTGCTTCCTGGGCTGAACGTTCGCCGGGGTTTGCCAGGGCGTTAATCGCCCGCAAAAAAGAAAAGTTGTCAGCTTCTTTTTTGGTAAGCCCGATATCAGGATCAGGTTCGCTGATCGGTGTTACTCCAGGAATTTTTTCCAGGATAAATTGACGGAACTGGTCAACGCTCGTTCCGTCGTCGATTGCCGTTAATGCTTCCTTTTCGAACCCGCGGGCTGCGCCAAGGGCCATGATTTCCTTGACACGATATGTTTCCGCCTTACGTGTTTTGGCTGTGATTTTTTCAACATCAACCTCCACTGGTGCAGGCTGTGAAACGCTGCGGGTAATTACTGGATCGGGTGTGTTTTTGTTTTCTTTAGGCATGATTTCCTCTCTTTCTTCAATTACTGTGGTTTCAAACTCACGTTCGTCCTTCGCGGCGCGTCCAACGCCTACGCTCTGGTCGGCGGGTATTGAAACGATACTGATTTCCAATGGTTCCCAGTCTACAACGCGATAGATGTCCCCATCGTCCTCACTTTGTTCCTCAAGAATCATCTTTTTAATGCGATATCCGACCGAAACATTCGAACGGATTTCATCTTTTACGTCATTGAATTCATCGTCGGCAAGTTGCGACTTTCCAAATCGCACTATTGCCCGTCCCATGCGGTCAGTTCCGACTTTTGCGGATTCAATAACCCCTGTCTGCTCAAAAGTATAATGATCTTTTAAAAGCGGCGCCCTTCCAGAGTTTAAAAAACTCAGATCAACGCTTTTTTTGTCGTGATCCAAAATCTCTTTACCGAAATAGCGGTCAACCGGTTCCTCGGATGAAAAGGAAAGCTCGACTGTTCTTTTTTCTTCATCAACATCACGGACATTGACGCCGCCATCGGTCATGCGATAAAAAACACCTGTTTTAATTATTTTAGTTCGTAGTTGTTTAGCCATTTTTTTCATCTCCCTGTAAAAGCATTGCCTCAAAGAGCGGCAACTTCAGGCCGATTGTCTCAGCAAGCTCAATTTCGGCTTTAATTGCTTCCAGGACTTCCGTGATATCCTTGCCCTGTTCTCCGACAACATCCTGTAGCGACTTAAATCCGTTCTTTACCGCGTTTTCGTTTGCCCGGCCTTCTTTCAGCGGATCAACCCAGGACCAGCCACGCGGACGCCAGATAACATTATTGAATTTATCAAAATTATATAGCGGCAAGTTCAAAGCACCTGAGACCAGGCCTTCCTTTAACCACGTTTCCCAAATTTCATTGTGAAAATGTTCTATCGTCCAGCCCTGGATGGTTCGCCAGGCATCACGTTCGTCAAGCGCCCCTTGCCTTATTGAGCTGTAAGAAACGCTCCGCAAATCATTTGCAAGGCTGACGTATGACACATTCAGGCCGGATGCTACGCCTCTTAGTATTGCAAGGACAAAAGCTTCATATGCGCCTGTCGGATGATCCGGGTCCCACTTGACGAAATCCATACCCGCCGGCAACTCTTCAAAAGTGCCCGGTTCGGCATTCATAATGGGGGCCTTGGTGGGATCATCGGGATCCTCTTCATCACCCACATATTCTTCACCGGTTTCCGATTTAAAAAAGCCCATTTTTGCCGACGCGGTACGAGCTGCTACAACCTCGGCCTCTTCATATCCGCCCAGCATATGCAAACGCTTAGCCGCGGTGTGCATCCATGGAATCCCGCGACTCCGACCGATCCTGTCTGAGATATATTCGTGGATAATCTCGCTTGCTGGAACGCGGTCATAGCGAAAATTATACTCATAACTTTCGCTGTATATGCTCGATGTGGCAGGAAACTTTTTAATATAATATGCTACAGGTCGGCGCCATTTGTTGAATTCAATGCCAAGCCTTATAGTGTTGCCGTTAGGTAAAGGTTTATTTAGACGTTCATCCAGCATGTCCGGTTCAATAAACTGCAAGGCGAATTTAAAGCGATTGCCCGGCCAGTTGCGAATTTTGCGGACAATCGCTTCGCCATCCCTGGCAACGGTTTCAATAAAGAGTTTCTGGCAATCACTCCAGGAGAGTTTGCCAGTAACATCGCAAACGCCTGCTTTACCCCAGCGCTTCCATTCGGCTTCCAGGTGTGCATTGTCTGCTTTGTCCAATTCTCCCTTTTCGTTTTTTGCCCGAACTTGCAGCCCTACCCCTGCAGGTCCAATCACGTTAGTTTTGAGCATATTGAAAAAACGCTTTGCATAATCGTTATTTTTAGCCAGGTGTCTGGACCTGACGCGTAACTTCTTTAATGCTGAATATATTTCAGCATCGGCAGTCAGGTCGCTGGTAGGCCAATCTTTTAAAAGCCGATCAGCCTGAGCCGCTGCAAAGTTTCGCATTAATGGATTTTGCCCCGGGCCTCGCCTTCGGCTACGCCCTGGCAAGCCGGTTTTTTTAAAAGGTTTTGGGAAAAGCGATATCAGAGATTTAAAATCATCAATATGTTCGCCGACTGTTTTCATTCGGAACAAGTTCATGGAAATTGCACCTTTATTTTTTGTGATCGCCCACGGCCTGCTTTTCTTTCTTCCCTGAGATATATGGCAGTATAGTGTTGTAGCCATCGATAGCGCTCTTCTGGAGACAAGTAAGAGAGAGAACGTCCTCCGATAGAGTAGGAAAGCTGTTCTTTTGTCGCCATGTTCGCTTCTAATGCCTGTAAAGCGTCCACCATTTTTTTAGCAAAGGATCTATAATCAGCGCCCGTTGCATCGGCGGATAAATTAGGCAGAATCTCAATAACAGCGCCATCAGGACTGACAGTGGTTTTTTCGTCGCCTTTTTCGATTCGTGCCTGATACGAATATCTACCCGCCGCATAATTAGTCGAATCGGCTGCAGTAATCGTAACAAGGTGATCGTCGCCGGATGCGGCGGCTTCAATGGTGATGAGGTTGGTCCCGGATTTGACAAGGTAGTATTTTAAAACATAGGATTCGGACGCAGGATATTTGTCAATTGACTTTTGCCATTGGACTTTATCGCCTTCGCGAAATGATAATGGTTCTGTGGTTGGAATGTCTGGCATAAAAAACCCCGTGAAGTTTTACGAAAACATAACACGGGTTTTTTGCTAAAATTGGAAAAGACATATAAAAGTATACCAAAAGGCATATAAAAGTACTATTTAAATCTATTGACAAGGTTTTTTGGATGCGACTTATTTGCCCTGACCTATACTTGATTTGACATAATTGGAAAGTAAGTTAAAACTTCAATTGACAATATGATATCACAACTTTTCAGGAGTCTCCGAAAGTTTGTATTTTGGAGATACATCAGGTTTTAAAACGGATCAGAAACTTGTGGTACATAGCAGAAATCAGCACCGGACACCAAAGAAACTGGATTGACGATATCACAGGTTTTTTTGGCCCTTCATTTTTGCCGATTCGTTGGAGCTATCTGCAATTTTGGTTGGGCAGATTTTACAGATAGTAAATAACAAAGAGTAGCACAATGTCTTACGAACAAGCTGCCAAAAGGCTCACTTGTGATAGAGTTATAATTTAAATTAATCTTCTTTAATCACTCCATTTGAGGATTTTCTTTGGGTTTTAGATTTATCTATGAGATATTGGATCATAGACTTTATCATTTCAGCTTTCCGCTCTTGATTTTGGAGTCCATCAACTAATCTGAAAGACATTAACACATTCTGAACGTCAAGCAGTGCGTCGTGGTATTGTTTAAGCTGTCGAACTGTTTTACTATATAGATAAAAGAAAATACCTGAAATGAATTCAGTAATAATTCCTGCCCCAGCGGCTAAATATGAAATATCTTTTAGGTTTTGATTAAAATAACCTATCGCCACTCCCAAAACTATGAAAAAAAATCCTATACCTCCAGCAAATATACATGTCTTGAAGCTCTGGCTAGTATGTATCTTTACTAAAGAGTAGTATTCAGATAAATTATCTACGTTTATTTGTACCAACCTGTCGAAATAAGTCGCTTCTTCATTAATACCTAATAATCCTTCATAAGATCTTTTAGCTGATTCAAGTCTTTCAATTTGCGCTTCTGTTTTCTCGACATCAGTTCCAATTACCGCCAGAAGTAATAAAACACCTATAATCCAGATAATGACTAAAAGCCAAGTGGGTAATGTAAGGATTTTTGTGTAATGAAGAATCAAAAATATAGCTGACCCAGCACTAATCCCAGTCCATAAGTTACGATTTCTTTTTGTCTTGAATAGAATGCCCTGGGCCATTGTTAATTGATTTTGAACTCTATCAAGTGCTTGAGCTGACCAGTTTGCAATCGTCTCTGTTGGCTCCCCAGTTGGCTCCCCAGTTGGTTCTGTTGGTAGTTTTTGATCTGGATTTTGATTATTCATGACTATTCCCTTTCTTTAGGTGAGGGACAAGTTTAAAATAAAAAATTGTCTAGAATCCAACGAGTCATAATAAGATCTACTGGGCGATAGGTAGGTACGACTTGGTTCTCCATTGGATCATTACCTAATTTTTAGATAATGAACTTTAAGTGAGAGATTGATTAAAAGAGCATTCCATTGGCACTTTAATAGTATGACAAAATTCAAACGTCAAGAAGAATCAAATCAAGTAGCTGACATTTATCATTTTTTTCCATTATCCCAGTATGACTTCAAGTGGTGATTTATTGAGAATATTCAAACTTTGCCCAACATACAGATATCATTATTGGTGGGTGTCAAGTCAAGTAAATCTTAATGTTGATTGTTCTAAAATCATCTCCGTCTAACGACAACTATTTTATCACTGACGGGACTGATTTATTCCTTACTTTTGTAAGACGTTTAAAATAATCGTCCAGATTTTCACCGTGGGCATACCAGCGATCATTGATTTTCTTTGCGGGCATACCGGATCTGATAAAATTAACAAATAGTCTATTTGATTTAATGCCAATATAATCCATTATTTCATCCTGACCGATTAGAATTTTTTTATTGTTGTCTGATTGCATTTCAATAATTAGTTACAAAGTTTTTCCGTCTGCTCGGTCTGGCTATCCGTGTGGATTCTTTCGGCTTTTCTTTCGGCGTCTTTTCCGCCTTAGCTTTTAAAACTTTAAAATTAGGATTTAAGATGTTGAGCGCTGCCAGGTTATAAACCCTTAAATCAAGGGCCTCATTCCGTGGCCGTTTCTTTTTCCATACCCGCTTAGTTACACCCCTGACATAACGTGTGACCAGCTCCTCTGATGTTAATTGTTTAAAATATTCATCCGGATAGTGATCAGGAAAGTGACAATATCCCGGGCCCGGCTCTTCAACTTTTAACCGGCCATAAATAACCGTCTTTGCGGTATCCGTGCCGACCGGATAGAGTTTCAGGCCTTTCATTATCGACCGCCGTGACGGTTTTCCGACAACCGGATCCCCCTCGGTACTTTTACCTTTTACTGCATAAACCCTGCGTACCTGACGTGGCAAAACAAATTTATAAACTGCGTTCGTGTGCGCACCTGAATCAATGCACATGCAGGCTATTTTGAGCAAAACACCGGATCGTTTGAACGTGCGCTCTAAAACCTTATCAAGCTTTTTCCATACTTTGGGTTGCTCCGGATCTCCTTCCAATATTAAATAATCCAGTGACCAGGATTCTTCCCCCATGCCCCAGCCGACAATTTCGCATTCAAGGCGATCATCCTGGACGTCAACCGCAGCGGTGATCACCAATATGCCGGGGTCAATGGCATTTTTACGATATGTTTCAACACGATCAATTATATCCCGCTGCTCGACTCCCTCGCCTTTTTCCTCCCACGTTTCGCCAAGGGCAGTGTTAACAAAGGTAATCATTAAAAGCTCGTTTCCTGCTTTCATTTCTTTTTTGGCCTCAAGAAATTTAGCAGCGATATCCGAAAGCCTGGAGTTTGGAAACGGCGATAACATTTCAGATAGATAAAAACCGGCGGCACCGGTAAATTCCGCCGTCGGATTCCACACGCCTTTCGAAAGCTGCTCGTTTTTTTCCGCATTGCTGAACTTTTTTTCACAATTGATACACCGCAACATCGCCGATTCCGGTAAATAGTCACCATAAACAAGATGATTCCGCCCCAGGTGCTTATCCCATACCACTGCTGACCATTTAAGCTCCTGATATTCGCCGCATATCGGGCACGGAATTAGAAACACTCGCTGATCGGTCAGTTTCATCTCGCGTTCGATTTCAGACAGCCCCTTGATTGTCGGCGACCCTCCTAAAATAATCTTACGATTATGAAAAGCCTTTGTTCGCTCAAAGGCAATTTTGAGCGAATTTCCTTCTCCGCCCGCATTCGACGCACACCGATCCGGTTCCTCGACGATAATGATACGTATTGGTGATGATGAAAGATTAACCGGCGCATTGGAACCTACCAGTTCAAGATGCCCGCCCATGAAATTTTTTGATAAAATTGTATTGCCGGAATCCCTTGATTTCGGCTCGGCAATCTTGCCCCGCAACGCTTTGCTGTCACGGATCATCGGTGCTAATTTTTCTTTGCTGTATCTCTCCGCCATTTTGCTGGTAGGAAAAAGTATCAGCATCGGTGACGGCTCGTGGTCAATATAATAACCCACACTGTTGTTTACCACTCCATCCGTCCACGCAACCTGGGCAGGTTTCTGACAAACGACTTTCTCGATTTCCGGTTCTGTAATGCAATTAAGAATCTCTTCAATAAACGGCGTAACAGATACCCGATACGGCCCCGGAAGAGGGCAGTTCTCCCCAGATAAAACCCGATTAGCCTCCGCCCACTGTGTACCGGTAATTGCCGCAGGTGGACGCCACAAATCAAATATCTGTGCCGCAATTAAATCAAGATTTTCCGCCGCTTCAAATGTTTCTAACATTGCAAACCTTTATCGTTTTTTACCTGCAACTGCTTTTTGCAACCCTGCCATGTCGGGCGGTTGCGGTGTAGTAATGCGGTGCGGTTTTCCAGTCCCCCTTATTTGCATCCATCGCCCACACATGAACGCCAAACCCATATGCCTTGTTTCCCTGTAAGGCAGCGCCACGGACAATCGTGCCCATATCATCCGGTATCTTGTTAAAACCAAGATAAACGTTATTTTTATCAAATATCACCCATGATATTTCGGCAATATCTTTCAAATAAGCCAGCCTCGCTTCAAGCGCCTTCTGATCACGCCTGCCTGCCTGCACAAAAGCTATAGAAATTAAAAATATAAATATTATTGCTATTAAAATAATGCTGCTAAACTGTTTCATTTTTGCCCCCTTTTCTGTTTGTTTTTTCATCTGCCAATCCTTCCAGGACGCTTTTTATTTCAGCCTCAATTATCGTCCGCCGGTCACTGGCCGTCGATGCTGTTTCAAGCATTTGAGATAGGCGATCCGGCAACGCTAAAAATTGCAGCTTTGCAGCGGTAACGATTAGCCCCCAGGTTTCAGCAATTTCAGAAGCCGGAATCAACTCCCGCCGCTGCATTGCATTTTTTAAGGCTTGGCCATCGGCCTGCTCTTTCGCAAGCCGGGCCTTTTCTGTATTAAAATAAAGTTGTTCACTTTCGTCATCCGGTTTATCTGTAACCGGTTTACCGTTTCGAGTATAAAGCAGCGGCAAGGCTTCTTTTGATTCCCACTGATTCGCCCCTGTTCGTCCAGTTCCAACCGGCGATAATCCTGAAAGACGTTTATGCAAGGTCCTGTATGAAAAACCCGTCAAATCAGTTAGTTTATTATATGAAATATGCATATTCTTTTTTTAACTAAATCATTTTTTATTAATGATACCCTATGTAAATTTCTGCAACTATTTTTCTATCGCCCTCTTCGCGTTACCCGCGGTTAAGCAGGCCAGAAGGACCCACTAACCACACAATATTGCTTAGGAGGGTATTTATTATCCCCCGTCTCTTTTAGCGGGGTGTTCCAAGCTTTCGAATAGATATGCCATATATTATCTCGCACTCTTTAGCGCACTGGCCAGTGATTTTAAAAAGTTTCTTTTGAACATTCGAGTGGCAATTCTGTGTGCTGTTTTTTTGAAATTAAACCGCGGCTTGACGTTTGCGGATGAATCTTTATGATATAACAATTCAATGGCTCTGCTCTTCTTGCCGCCCTTTCTGCGATAGATACCACGGCTGGTCGAAAACACCTTCTTACCCTTTAACATGACCACTGCGCCGCCTGACTTGCGCCTGGACTTTGGAACTTTCTTTGTGGGTATTACAAGATTCTTGCTTCTGGTTGGCCGCTTTGTGCCGCCTTCTTCCTGGAGCGAGGCAAAATATGCTTTTGTATAGATAGATGAAATCAGATGGTTCTTTTTTGCAGGTTTAATTTTAATCCCGGTCGGTTGTTGTTTAAGCCACCACTTTTTAGTAACGTTGAATATCGCCGGAATCTTTTTAATTAACCACTTTTGTACGTCCTGGGCCGTCCATGTCAAAGCCCTGGCCGTTGCAAATGGCACCTGTTTCTTTTCAATCTTAGTTAAATGCCGGGTGAATTGCTTAACGTTTGATTTTACGTTTATTGAAATCATATCAAATCCCTTAAATTTTACCTGTTAAACTCATACGATAATAAACGCTTATCGTTTTTTAGTTTCCTTTGTGGCTGTTAATTTGCGCCGATTGCTTGTGAAAGAAAATTTATACATAATTGCAAAAATCATCCGAATCGTTTGATTAAAAAAATTACTGCAAAATTTAATAGTCCTGCAGAAAACCAATATATTCCGCTGCCCTATTTTTGACAGATGAATAACGGTACAGAAGCTGCAAAACTTTCAACTATTATGATGACAGGTAATATGTCTAAAAACTTTTCCATAGCTTTCCGTCAAAAATCTTTCCTTGAAACCTTTAAAAAAGTGTGTCAAAAGTGGCCGCAGAAATGCGCTAATTTGCCTTGATTTGCCGAAGTTTATGGTCTAAAATAAAAAAGGGATATACAACATAAGTCGTTGTAATCCCTTTTAAATATATGGAGCCGACGGGCGGAGTCGAACCGCCTACCTGCTGATTACCGATAAAACCGGTTCCACCTAGTACAAAAATATTTAGTTTGTTCCCCGTTGTTAACCTCACTAATACTTCTTAATTCTAAGATATCAAAAAATATAGAGGAAAAAAGAATTTTGAAATAGCCACTTTTTTTAAGTTTCTGTCAGAATTCAAAG